CTCTGCTCTGCTCTGCTCTGCTTTGCTTTGCTTTAATGGTGGTGATGATAGTAGTACGGTACATGTTCACTAAACTCAAACAAGGTTCCAATGGTCGAAATCAGAATTTGGTTGAATTAAAAACGAAAAAGGGGGAAGGGGTGGCCGGCACGGCCGCCGGGAGTGCCATGAGTGAGCGATGGTCGTCTATATTTTTCAAATAAACTTTTTCAGGTTGCTTTTTTTGGTAAAAATTCGCAAAATCACGTATATTGGACATATAATATTTAAACTATGGCTAAACCATTAGAAAAAATAGAAATTTCTGACGTTGACCGCGCTGAAATGCAGTCCCATTACCCCTATATGGAGGTAAAACTTAACGAGCTTTCGGTTCAAGAGGAAAGACTCATACTATTTCACCTACGCGGCATGGGAAAAGCTGCTGCCGGACGTGCCGCAGGGTACGCGGATGCAGAACATGTGTACAAAATTTTTAAGAAGCCTGTAGTGCAAAAAGCCCTGGTTCATTTGCGCGATGAATTCCGAGAAGCAATTAAGTTCGATAAGCAGCAAGCCACCACCATGTACCTGGAGGCACATAGAAAGTCTGTAACCTCTACCGAAGAGAAAAATGTTGTAGATTCTTTATGCAAGCTCCACGGTCTATTTACCCCCGAGGATGCCCCACAAATAAATATTAATGTAGCTTTTATAGAACAACTTGAAAAGCTGCCTGACTCTGAGCTTTTAAAAATAGCAGGAGTTGACAACCAGTATTTAACACCAAAGGGAGGTACCGATGACTAAATACCATCAGCAGGCTCAAGCCAGAGCGGCTAAAAGAAAAACGTATCGAGCAGATTTAAAACAAGATCAACAAGGCATGTTTATACTTAAAGCTCAGAAACCCCCCAAAAAGACACCAAAAGGTGCAGATTAAAAAAATAGAGTGTAACGTATGTAAAGCGTTGCACCCCGACACTTTGTTCCCTTCCGAGGATGGGGTGTGCGTTTATTGTAAAGCAGAAAAAGCTGAGCGTTTAGCTCCCCCCCAAACTAAACCGACGACGGACGAAGAGCAGAAGAAACTTTCTCAAGAAGCTGCTGCTCATAGAGAACTCGCACTTCGGGCGCTTGCACGTAAACGCATGCTTCCATTCGTAGAACGGTTTGACCCTAATTACCAAGCAGGATGGGTGCATAAGGACATCTGTCAACGACTTGAGACGTTTAGTAACGACGTATTCGATAGAAAATCGCCCAGGCTGATGTTGTTTATGCCCCCTCGGCATGGGAAATCGACCTTGGCTAGTGTTGCGTTCCCCGCCTGGCATTTAGGGAGAAACCCAGAACACGAGTTTATTAGTTGTTCTTATTCAGGATCCCTAGCTATGTCGTTCTCTAGAAAAGTTAGGCACCAGTTAAGAGAGCCTAATTATAAAAATGTATTTAATGGCGCGATTCTAGACCCAACATCCCAGTCCGTTGAGTCTTGGTTAACGACTAAAGGTGGGGGTTATGTTGCTGCTGGCGTGGGTGGTGGTATTACAGGTAAAGGTGCTCATGTATTGGTGATCGACGATCCAGTAAAAAACAGAGAAGACGCCGAATCGGAATATAACAGAGAAGCAGTATGGGATTGGTATACCTCAACGGCATATACACGTTTAGCGCCTGGTGGCGGAATACTTATTATTTTAACGAGATGGCACGATGATGATTTGGCGGGGAGATTATTACAAGCGGCGGCTGACGGTGCTGATGAATGGGAGGTAGTTAAATACCCTGCAATTGCGGAACACGACGAAGAATTTAGAAAAGAAGGAGAAGCATTACACCCAGACCGGTACGGCGCTTCTTCTTTAGGTAAAATTAGAAGAGCAATAGGACCAAGGGACTGGTCGGCTTTGTATCAACAAAATCCAGTTGCCGATGAAGGTGATTATTTTAATAGGGGCATGATTAATTACTATGATGAGGCCGATGTAGATTATCATGAACTTAAATATTATTGCGCGTGGGACTTGGCTATAGGGCAAAGAGAACGTAATGATTATTCTGTAGGTTTAGTTGTAGGTGTAGACGAGTACGATAAACTCTATATAGTAGATTGTGTACGCGGACGTTGGGACGGGTTCGAGCTTGTAGAACAAATTTTGGATTTGTACGAAACCTGGAGGCCTGGCGTTGTAGGTATAGAGAAGAGTCATATAGAAATGGCTTTAGGGCCATTCTTAGAAAAAAGAGTTAGAGAACGTAAACTACATGAGGCATATTTTCGTGATTTAAAAACGGGGCGAAGAGATAAAGAAGCAAGGGCAAGAGCAATTCAAGGTAGAATGCAACAGGGCATGGTATACTTTCCAAGGGACCCTATTTGGGTTGGTCCACTAGTTGCAGAGCTATTGCGGTTTCCAAATGGCGTACATGATGACCAAGTGGATGCTTTAGCGTGGATCGGGTTGATGATGACGGAGTTCGCCACGTATTTTGAACCTAATAAACATATTCCTTCTTGGAGAGATAAGTTAGACAGTGTAGCTAAAGGTGACAATAAGAAAACAGCGATGAACGCATAATGGTATATAAAAAGAAGGCAGACAAGAAGCTCTCTAAAGCAGAGCAACACGAACTGGCAAAAGAGCAGTGGGCTCAATATGTACGCGCCAGAGATAATGGGCACGAAGATTATGTGAATATTGCCCAACAGTGCGATGCTTTTTATCGTGGGCACCAATGGGATGCAGCTGACATGGCTGCGTTGGACGATCAAGGTCGCCCGGCTCTTACAATCAATACTATATTACCTACTATTAATGCCGTTCTTGGAGAACAAACAACTCGAAGAATGGACGTATCTTTTAAACCCCGTGGCAGAGGGCAACAAGAAATAGCCGATGTCCTTACTAAATTGTTTATGCAGATTGCAGACAATAACAAAATGGACTGGATCGAATCACAAGTATTTTCTGATGGTCTTATACAAGACCGCGGCTGGTTCGATGTACGCATAGATTTCGATGATCATATCCAGGGGGAAGTTAGAGTCATCCCTAAAGATCCCCTGGATATACTTATTGACCCAGATGCTAAAGAATATGATCCGAGAACGTGGAACGAGATCTTTGAAACACGGTGGATGACCCTTGACGAGATAGAAGAACAGTACGGACAAGCAAAAGCAGATAAATTACGCATTACAGTTGAACAAGGCTCTGTCTTAGGTACGGATTCTATAGAGTACGAAGAAAATAGGTATGGAAACACGTCTGCCAGTGTCGAATACAACCAGGGCAACACGGCAAACCCCGAAGAAAACAGGACCCTGCGTTCAATACGTGTAATAGAACGCCAGCATTATCGGCTAAAAGAGTGTATGTTTTATGTAGATTCTGTCACAGGGGACATGCGGGAGGTTCCTTATAACTGGAGTAAAGGCAAACGTGAAAAGTTTGCAGACCAGTTTGGGTTAGAAATTCTTACTAAACCCGTTAAAAAAGTACGTTGGACAACAACCGCGGATCTTGTTGTACTGCATGATGAATGGTCCCCCTATGATTCTTTTACTTTAGTCCCTTATTTTCCTTACTGGAGAAGGGGTCGACCTTTCGGAATGGTACGCAATTTATTATCCCCCCAGGAACAGCTTAATAAAATAAGCTCTCAAGAATTACATATTGTAAACACCACAGCTAATAGTGGTTGGATTGTAGAAACTGGCTCGTTGAATGGTATGAATGCCGACGACCTAGAAGAACACGGAGCAGAAACAGGTTTAGTATTAGAGTTTAATAGAGGCTCTAACCCTCCTGCCAAGATTCCGCCAAACCAGATCCCTACGGGTTTAGACCGTATTGCTCAAAAAGCAGCGCTAAATATTAAAGCTATTAGTGGTATTAGTGATGCCATGTTAGGTACAGACAGCCCAGAAGTTTCTGGGGTAGCGATTCAAGCGAAACAGAATCGCGGGGCTATGATGATTCAAGTTCCCCTAGATAATCTTACTAAGACCCGACAGTATCTAGCTGAAAAAGTATTAAATTTAGTACAAGCCTATTACACAGAAGAACGTCTTATTCAGATTACTGATGAAACAGATCCTTTAAAACGTCGTCAACCTATGAAGATTAATGAGATTACGACTGAAGGTTTAATTATTAATGATCTTACTTTGGGAGAATATGATGTAGTTATTGGTACTGCTCCTGCAAGAGATAACTTTGAAGAGATTCAATTTGCAGAAGCAGTTGCACTTCGTCAAGTGGGAGTTCCTATACCAGACGATCTTATTGTTGAGTATTCACATTTACAACGTAAAGGTGAAATTGCACAAAGAATACGTGCCCAACAAGGAACAGAACCTCCTACAGAACAAGAATCACAACTTATGCAGTTTCAAGCGGAGTCTCAAATTCGACAAACTCAACTTGAAATTGCTAAACTGGAAGCAGAAGTTCAAAATCTGCAATCTATGGCTAT